ATTTATTTTCTCGCTCAGATTGATAGGCTCCGTAAAGAGCGAAAAATGACAAAAGCAGAATTTTATGAAAAGGCTGACGTAACAGCATCAGCGGTCTCCCAATGGAGAAACGAGAAAACTGTTCCAGCAGAAACGACCATCCAAAGAATTGCAGATTTGTTCGGAGTTGAAGTTTCTTTTCTGACTGGGCAAAAAGAAATCCCGCCCACCGAAAAGGTAGACGGGATAAGTAAAAAAGATATATCTCTTATAAAGTGGTTCCACTCTCTTCCGCCAGAAACTCGGAAAGCAATCCTAACTCTTGGAGGCGGGCCAGAAGACTTGGCCGACTAACTGGATCATTTGCTAGATTTAAAAATCTTTTGTCATCCTCTGTCAAACAGAGCAATTCACCGCAAGTCACATCTCGTTCATCCATCTTCCAGTTGCTCCCTTCATTCGAACACTTGTTCTAGTGTGTTTGTAGTATAGCATTTCATATGCTTCCGCGCAAGTGAAAAAATACTCCGAAAATTTGTGGAAATTACTGGGTTTCTTGTTCAATTAGTTTTTCCAGTTCTGCGTGGATTATGAGCATATCATCCAGCAGAGCCGCTTCACGGTCTTTGCGTTGCGCAATCAGGTCTAATAGTTTATCTCTAAAAGTCATCTTTGGCACCTCCTAAATTGTATATCTGATAATATGCAAATAAGGTCGAAAAAATGCACGGAAATGTGCAACAAAAAATATTTTTTAGAGAAGAGAGATGATAAAATGGGAAATGAAGTTTTACAGCCAGGCAAGAAATTTTGCAAGCATTGCGGCCAGCAAATAGATAAAGATTGTGTTGTGTGCCCGGTTTGCGGAAAGCAAGTTGAAGATTTGAAGTCAAGCCAGCAGCCGGTCGTGATCAACAACACCAACGCAAATACCAATTCTGTTGATGTTAAAATGGAGAACAGAGGGACAGAAAAAAACAAATGGGTAGCTTTTGTCCTTTGCCTTTTCCTTGGGCTTGTCGGCGCCCACAAGTTCTATGAAGGGAAAATACTTGTGGGGGTTGTCTATATCTTCACTGCTGGCTTATTTTTTGTTGGATGGATTATTGATTTGATTGCGATTTTGATGAAGCCAAACCCGTATTATGTATAAAACCCGCCGTCAGGTCTCCCCTGGCGGCGTGTTCATAAGGAGGTGTCCTTTTGAACTGCATACGCTGCAAAGCCGAGCTGCCTGATGGGGCGGCATACTGTCCTGCCTGCGGCAAGAAACAGACTGGCACTCCCCCACGGAAAGCCTTGAAACGGGCGAATGGCACCGGAACAGTCTATAAGCTTTCCGGGCGGCGTCGACGGCCTTGGGTAGCCGCAAAAAACAAAGTAATCATCGGGTACTATGAGCGTAAAACAGACGCCATAGAAGCTCTGGAAAAGCTGTCCGGCCGGGGCTTGTCGGAGCAGTACAACATGACATTCGCCGAGGTATTTGAGGCGTGGAAAGCGGAGCATTATCAAGAGATCGGCGAAAAGGGCATTGAGGGATACAATCGGGCCTTTGCTGTGTTTGCTCCGCTCCACGAGAAGAAGTTCAGGGACCTCCGCACAGCAGATTTCCAGTCGGCCCTAGACCCACACATGAAAAAGTCGCACTCCACCGTATCAAAATACAAGCAGCTGATTACGCAGATGTCCCAATGGGCTATCCGGGAGGAAATCTGCACTACCAACTTTGCCAAATTTGTCCGGCTCCCGGAAAACGTCAAAAAGGAAAAAGACATCTTTACAGACCAAGAAATCGCAAAACTGGAAGCTGATAACAGCGAAACGGCAAAAATCGTTCTTATGCTGATTTATACAGGTATGCGTATTGGGGAGTTGTTCTCACTGCCTCTTGCGGACTACCACGGTGCCTATGTTATAGGCGGAGAAAAAACAGAGGCCGGACGCAATCGCATCATTCCTATCCGTCTAGAAGGGCGCGGCTATTTTGCCTATTTCGCCCAACAGGCAACCGGGCCACTACTCCTGTCTGGATATACCGGCCAGCGCCGCCCGGAAAACTACCGCAAACGGGATTACTACCCTCTGTTGAAGAAACTGGGCATTCCGCAGAAAAACCCGCATTGCACCCGGCACACCTATGCCAGCTGGGCAAGAAAACAGGGAATGGCTCCGGAGACCTTGCAAAAAATCCTGGGCCATGCGGATTACAGTACCACAGCAAATATCTATGTGCATACAGACGCAGATGAATTGATACAGGCAGTCGAAAATTGTTAGAAATTTGTTAGTAACCGAAAAAAGTTTTTAAAAATTTTCCTCGATTTAAGTTTCGATTTTCCTTGAAATTACTCGGTTTAACCATTCTACAATGTTTTGAGAAAGTATAATACTATATTTCACACGCAGGAGGTCACTGGTTCGAGTCCAGTAGTCTCCACCAAGAAAACCCTAGAGCCACAAAGGTTCTAGGGTTTCTCTTTGTTCAAAAGACTTTGTGCTTGTTAGTAACGCGTAAGTAACATTACAATCCTCTAATCTTCCGCATTACCCCATTATATACTCTCGGATTAGCAACCTGGAGCGTATCCATCAAGTCATCCATGATGCCCCATACCTGCTCCTCGTTTCTCCCTTCAACCTCGCGGAGAAATTCGCTGTCTCCGTATCTCCCGACCTCTACAGGTATTTCAGCCGGAGCCGTAGAATAGGCTTGCTCATAGGTGCGATTTTGCATTTCCGGTTCTTGCTTCTGCATCTGGTTTTTGATGGTGTACAAGGTTGCTAATTTAGCGTATGCGGGATAGCTACTTTCTCCATATTCGAGACGCGCAATCTCAATGTCGATCTCTTTGGGGTCTAGCATAGGGGGCACCCCCCTTTCGGTCAGATTTGTTCTAGCTGCTGCATGGCACGCCGGAGGATATCTTTCTCGCGGTCATTTGCGCCATCCATCATGTCCTCGATCTGTCCCATCATGTATTCCTTTGCATCGGTGCGAGAATACATACGACCATCGCGGCTGTATCCGCCGCGCCCGTCACGGGAGTAGCCGCCGTCCCGGCTGTAGTGGCCCCGGACATAGTGCTTGCCACGGTTGGCATAGCTGGAGCCTCTGGCATAGCTGGAAGGAGAGTCCATGTCGGCTGCCTGACTGTAGCTGCCATCCTCTTCAAACATTTCAATCTTGTATGTCTTCTCAATGCCGCTCAGCATATTCTTGATGATCTCTACATCACCGATAGCAATTTTCCCGTCTTTGATGGAATCAGACAGGAGATCGCAGAGGATTTCTCTGACTTCACTGTATTCTCTCATGTTTTTCTCCTTTCACGCGATGCGCTCAACAATAAAATTACTGTTGGCTACCAGAATAGGCTGTGTGCTGGTGTTCTTTGCGGCGACAGTGACGCAGCAGCCGCGAGGGACATCTACCACAGCGGCGACATAGATATTGAAGAAATCCTCTGCAGCAGCCGGGGTGACGGTAGCGGTAGAAGCGTTCAGCGCCTCACCATTGATGGAGATCGCTGCCGTGATGGCCTCCACGGTCCCACCGGTGGGGATAGCAATATTCGCTCCAAAGGACACTTTGAATTTTGCCCGGCACTGGTTCGTTAGCCCGCGAAGAGTCACAAGTCCAGCGCCTTCCCGATGCACAATGCAGGGCTTGCCTGTGTTGGCCTCCTCGGTAAAAGGCACGTTCTGACCAGCGGCAACGGTTACGATTGCGCTGTTGCTGTATTCAGCCATAAACTTCATTCCTTTCAAAAAAGTCGGCGGAGGCTATTGCCCCCGCCGCATGGTTCAAAATCGGCACGGGGCCGAACATGTAAGCCTTTCTTACAAGTTGATGTATTGGGTTTTAGCAGCCGCAGCCGCAGGGATTGCACCCACATCCGGCATAAGGATTGGGCACCTGATAGGCCGGGACAGGCATGGGATTGATTCGGCGGATCAGCTCGGCAGTCTGCGCTTCCTGGTTGGCGGTAATGAAAGCATTCTGAGCCGCCTGAGAAGCCTGGAACTTCAGGCTCTGGTTTTCAGCCGTCAGAGTAGCGATCTTGTCCTGGGTCAGGAAGTCCAGGATCGCGCGGCTGTTGGCATTGGCGTTGTCGATGATGTCGCGGGTGCTGGACTGGATGGTGTTGCGGGTATCGCAAGCCTGAGTAGCCATGTCGTACCGGACACCGTCAATGCTCCGCTGAGTATCGCAGCAGCACTGCGCCAGCTGGGCGCCGAGGGCGTTAAAGCCCGCCTGCGTCTGATAGCCCAGGTTGCACACAGCGGTATCCACGCCATGGAAGCCGTTGCTCACGGCATCCCGGATGGAGGTCTGGCCGTTCTGGAGGCCGTTCAGGGCGAAGCCCTCGTTGATGTCGGCCCTGGTGGCCCAGCCCTGACCAGAGGGAGAACCCAGGCCATTGCCGGAGTTACCACCCCAGCCGCCGCCATAGCCGCCCCAGCCGAACATACCGAAGATCAGGAACAGGATAATCCAGGAGGCCCAATCGCCGCCCCAACCGCCGAAACCGCCGTTTCCGCCCTGATAGGCAGGAGTCACGGGCATGGTCATCACAGCGCCGTCAGAAGAAAGACTCATTGTG